GTGACAGCACAGACAATGCAAATCGGGAACACACCTTGCCGCATTTACGGCGGGGCTAATGCAGAATGCTTGCTGCTCCAAATGACAGGTGAGCATGAGCTGCAAAGTATGGATTATGAAGTGGCAGCAATCGCACAAAGCAGCCAGAATTTTCTGTTCGCAGCTATCCCGGTGGAAAGCTGGAACGATGCACTTTCTCCGTGGAAAGCCCCTGCCGTGTGGGGAAAGCAGGGCTTCGGCGGCAAAGCTGGGGACACCCTGCGCTTTCTGACGGAGCAGGTCATTCCCACACTGGAGCAGCAGTTTCCTCTCCCGGAAAATGTCAAAATCATTCTGGGCGGCTACTCGCTGGCCGGGCTGTTCGCTTTGTGGGCATCCACCCAGACCGATTTGTTCTACGGTGTCGCCGCCGCTTCTCCCTCTGTGTGGTTTCCGGGCTGGATGGAGTTTGAACAGCAACGCCCGATACAGGCACAGCACGTTTATCTAAGCCTTGGAGATAAAGAAGAGCGCACGAAAAACACCATCATGGCTGCGGTAGGGGATAATATCCGCACGCTGCACAGTCGGCTTACAGAGCGTGGCGCAGACTGCACCCTTGAATGGAACAGCGGTGGACACTTTAAGGACGCTGACCTGCGCACGACGAAAGCATTTCGCTGGGTGATGGAGGAGCACACATGACCATTTATTGGCGGAGATGGTGGGCATTCTCCCGCGGGCTAAGCAACAGCCCGCAGGGCTGATTGCTTGCGGCCTGCGGGCCGCCGCCCTGTTCTCATCCGCACCATCTTTGCCGCAAAAAAGGCACCAGCCTAAGCCGGTGCCTTTTGTTGGCGGAGATGGTGGGATTCGAACCCACGTGCCCGGTTAAGGACAAAACGATTTCGAGTCGTTCTCGTTACGACCACTTCGATACATCTCCATATTCATAGCTATATAATTATAACAAAAAGCCGCCGTTCCGTCAACACTTTCTGCCGGAGGAGCCCACAGCTCGGAAGTCAACCATTAAATTCTACAAAAATTCAGAAAGATTTCTGTTCATTTTGAAACAATACAAATAGGCCGTCAAGGTTTCACTTTTCTTGCAGCCAACCTTTGATCTATTCTGTTCGCCGTATTTTCTTTATTACCACGCTTTCTTTTTGGGTGTGGTGTTGCACTTTTCTTACATGGCTATGCCAAGTTCATTCAAACACTGTTGGAACATGATCGCGCTGCTCTTGTACCCGAAGATTTTTCGCGGGTACTCATTGATCCACTTCTCTGTCTCCGCCAACTGCTCTTTGGAAACCTTTGAAAAGTCCGTACCTTTCGGGTGCTTCCTGCGAATCATGCCGTTGACGTGTTCATTGCTGCCGCGCTCCCATGAAGAATAGGGATGGCAGAAGTAAACCTTTGTCCGCGGGATCGTCTTGTTGATGCACGACCGTTCCAGCATATCCGCCGCCGCAAATTCTGTGCCATTGTCAAACGTGATGCTCTTGAAGATCAGCCGGAACTTCCTTGCGCCCAGCTTCCTTTCCAGCGCGTCAACCGCTTTCACAATGGTTTCTGCCTTGCGGTTCGGAACTCCTATTATAATCTCGTTGCGCGTCTTGCGCTCCGTCATGGTGAACAGCGCACAGGTCGTCTTTACTTTTCCCTTGCCGCTATACACCGTGTCGCCCTCCCAGTGTCCGAACTCCTGCCGTTCTTTCACTTCCGGGGGCCGCTGTTCGATGCTCTCCCCCGCCGGGGCGCGAGCAGCTTCTTTCTTGCAGACTTTCTTATATGCCTGCTTGTGTTTCCCGTGCCGGGGCAGTTCTTCTTGAGTGAGATTCAGGAACAAGCCTTTCTTTATATAGTGGTATATCGTCTGCACAGAAACGCTCGTCTTGAACTGCTTGCCCTCCTGCTGCGCATATCCGAACACCGCTGCCGGGCTGCACTCTTTATTCAGGATCGTGGTTTCGATGTAGTTTGCAAGCTCGTGATCCTTGCCGATTTTCAGGGCTGGGCCTTTGTCCCGCAGGTGCGCTTGGTATTTCTGCTCCGCAATGTCCGGGCTGTACGCGCTCACAAGCTCCCATGTATCGCCCACCAGCCGCTGATACTCCCCGCGGTGTAGCTCATTGTACACCGTGGAGATATGCACCCGCAATTTGCTGGCAATGTCCTTGGGTTTCATGCCCTCGTTCAGCCACTTCTCGATCCGAAGCCGGTCTGTCCATGTCAGATGTTTGAATCTTCGCACGTTATTTTCCTCCTTTCTTTGTCGCTTTGTTTCGCATTTCAAATGTAACCGACTTTTGGCGTTTTGTCAACGGGGCCACCGCAGGGCAACAAAAAAAATCCCCGCCAGCGATCCGGGTAGGATCACCAGCGGGGATGTAGTTTAGCTCAGTCGTCCCGGATGGGGAGTGCCTTTGCTCTCGTATACAATTCAGTTCCGGTTCCGTTACCTCCCAGAGCGTGATAACTCTTATAGAGGTATTCAACGTTCTTCAAACCGGGCAGGTCGATGTACCCTTTCTCGATGTAATGGGTACACGCCTGATACAGCCGGTCGTGGAGAATTGCCAGCAGACCGTTTTTGATTGCCTTGTTTTCCTCTTTCTGTGCCTTGATCTTCTTGGAGAGATTACGGTATGCAGCGGTCAGACCTGCCGCCACGATGCCGAAAAGCCATTGCGCCCAGTATTTGACGATAAATTCCAGCATCGTTTACTCCTTGCGATTCTTGTTGTCCTCCCCCACGTTACCGAAGTGGGCCACAGTAGTGGTTTCTGCGGATTTCTTTTCCATGTAATCTTCGAGCTTCTTCTTGGTGAAGTTGAACACGATCTGCACGATCCAGTCCAGCGTCCGCTCATTGATCGCCCAGTCCAGCCAGTCGGGGGTATAACCACGCAGTACGGCAATGACGTGAGCTTTCTTTTCTGCGCCCGCGCCGCTGCCGAACTTTTCTTCTGCATTGACGATCCACTTGTACACGGTCTTTGCGACAACAAGGCCATAGCCCAGACGTACCGCCGCCAGTGCCGTGACCACAAGGCCAACCACCATAAAGATGACAGCCAGCCATTCAGGGAATGCCATCAAAAAAACTTTCAGAATGTTCTCCATACTGTTTTCCTCCTACTCTTAACCAACCCAACGGCTCTTTACCGCACGGGTGTCGATATGTACCCAACCAGCAGGGCGACCGTTCTTCACGGGATAACGTCCAATGCCGCCGGTATCTTTCAGCAGAGTTTCGGCGTAGGCCGCAACCGTTTCTACGGCCACGCCCCGCACCCGAATATCTGCCGCCATGCCGTAGCAATGCTGGCTATACGTTGCGCCCTTGACCGCCTTGTTGTGGGCGGCAGTGCGATATGCGCTTGTGATCGTCACGGCCTTTCCGAAGTGATCCCGGATATTCTGCAACAGCTTCACAAGAGCATCATCAATAAAGATGGGATCAGTCCCATCCTTACAACGGAACTCTTTCACGGTAAAGTTTGCAGACAGTTTCTTGCCCCCATCCTTTGCCAGCGAATATGCGTTAATTGCCATTTTCTTTTTTTCCTTTCCGGCTCAATGCCTTACCACAGCCGCCCGCGCAGCACTCAGCGTACAGCACGGCAAACTCTCCGCGTTCTGCGGTCGTGTCTACTCCCGCCGCTTCCAGCTTACCGAGCAGCGTTTCGCACAGATCAGGCCACTTTCTTTCCATCGTTCTTTCCCTTCCAGAGCGTTTCCTCTGGGTCTGTCTTTCCGTACTTCCGTACAGCATCAAGATAAATCTGGTTCAGCCGCCACCGTAGACTCTCACTCTCCGTGTGTTCCAGCAGCCCCTTAATACTGGCAACACGGCGTTTGAACGCTTCTTCATCCATCTGCCCGGAAGCGTAAAGCTCTGATATTTTCTTGACCTCCCGTTTCAACCGGCCAACCGTGCTTTTGCGCAGCTTCATGTAGGCGGGCCAAATGCGCACACCAACAAACTCCACGCCCATCCGCACCGGTCGGATGCAGGTTTTATTGTTCAGGTCAAGCTCCAACTCTTCATGCAGGAATGTTTCGATCTTCGCTTTCCACTCGTGCAAGGTTTCCTTGTTCTCCCCAAGGATCACAATGTCGTCCATGTACCGGATGTAGTAGTGGATTTTCAGAACGTGCTTGCAATACTGGTCAAGTTCGTTCATGTAAATATTGGCGAAGAGTTGAGAAGTGAGATTGCCTATCGGCATCCCCACATCGTACAACCATTCCTCCGGCGGAGTATCTTGCGGGGCTTTGCCGCGGGGCAACCCGAACGGCTCTGCTCTGCTGTTTACCACGCTTCCGAGGAACTTCATCAACTCCGGGTCTTTGATACGCTTTGCCAAAATTTTCAGTAGCTTCGCATGGTTCACCCGGTAAAAGAACTTGCTTATATCTAATTTCAGGTAGTACCATCCCGGCCCCGGTTTCCGGTCTACTTGCCGCATCCAGTATTGTAACCGTGCTGCGGCCTTGTGGCTTCCCTTGCCTTTGCGACAGGCATAGGAGTCCTCAATAAATAGCCGGTCGTAAATCGGATTGAGGTATTGGTACAGTGACCATTGCACGATCCGGTCAGAGTATGGCAAGGCCATCACTAACCGCTTCTTCGGCACGGACACCTGCAGTTTCCGGTATGGGCCGAGCGGACAGTCCACGGCGATCATCTGCTCTTGAATCTGAAACAGATTGTGTTCCAGATTTGCAGTAAACGCCAGCACTTCCGCCCGGTATCGTTTGCCCTTGCGGGCTGAGTGGTCAGCTTCTACGAGGTATTCAAACTCGCAGATCACATTCCACGCATTTTGAATCGTGTTTATTTCGTTTGGCATTTCTGCCCTCAATTCCACCGCGCCGCGCGTAGCGTTTCCGTTTTCGCGGCAATACATATTTTTTCCGGTCGTGCTGACCGGAACGGAAACGGATTCCTTTAGACCCACACACCGACTGCGACCCGTAGATCACAGCCCCCATATCCGGCGTGGAATCCCGCCGAACAAAAATGTTCTTGTGGTGTAAAGCGGAACGGCCCCCGTTGTTCGTCCACGAATTAGAGCGCGGATTGTTGAGGTTCAAGTTGAACACACCGGCACTCTCGCCATTGTTCCAGTTGCCGCCGCGGATCGGACACGCCGTAAATAACCCGTTCCCGTATGAAAACGGCAGGCTTTAGAGCGAAGCAATGTAGCCGCCCAACAGCCTGCCTGTTTCATCGTTGAATTTCGCCCACGTTTCATACTGGTGCATCGTCAAGGGCGGCGGGTACTTGCCCCCGTGTAAATCCTTACTCGCCGCCAGCCGGACAAACTTTCTCAATACGGCCAGCTCCACGTCCATATTTTGCGTGGTGGTCTTTTTGAAATATCGCCGGTCTATCTCAACGCTGTACCGGAGAATTGCCAACATACTTCTGCGAAGTTCATCGGCCAGCTCACGGTCTTTCCGAGGAAAGCTCATTGTGAGCGGGTAGCCATAGTCAACCATTTCTCCGATCTTCTCCGCCAAATGGAACGGTTCAGGCTTTTTCTTTTTGTCGCCCTGCTGTCGAACACACCGGCACCCCCGCCACTGTACCAGCCGCCGCCGCGGAACGGACACCGCTCGTCAGCGGCATTGTTCGCCCAGAAGTAATCGCCGCCATAGTTTGCATCAATGCCATCACCGGTCAGCGCGGTGTCCGGCATCAGAGCAAGGGACATAAGGATCAGCTTTGCAGCATCGCCAACACTGGCCGCAGCCGTGGTGTCCTTGAACGCTGTGCTGCGGCTCTCGTCCTTGGAATCGCTGATTGTGGTATCCCACTCCCAGTGATTGTTTACTCGGTTCAGCTTGATGGTTCCGGTAGTCGTGCCGTTGCCGTCCGGTTCAACCAGAGAGCCGTCACTGGCCTTGATTGCCCGCCATGCGCTGCTGGATGCACTGTTGCTCACGCTGTTGTCGGCGGCGTTGTTGTTGGGGATGATCTGCAACTCGCCCTTGACCAGACGCAGACCGATGCACCACTCCCAAATATTACCGTTCATGTCCCAGATGCCGTCCATGCGCCCGTTGTGGCTCCACGGCAGCGGGCCAGTGCCGGTGCGGACACGGGCAGTCTTGCCGTTGTCCTGCACACCGGGGACAGGGATTGCTTCGTAGTAGGTTTCGGAGCTGTCCTTGCCATAGTTGTTATTGCCTTTCGGCTCACAACCGTGCTTGTGACACCACAGTGCGACCGCCGCCCACTCTGCATTGCTGATCTCGTGCCAGCCCGCGCCCTTGGCGTTGGTCTGGGTCACGAACCAGTCAAGCGGATGGGACACGGTGGGATCTTCTGCGGGCAGGCTGTATGCGCGGCCAGTGTCGGTGCAGGTGCTCTGATACTTGCCAAACCAGAAGCCGTCAATCTCCTTGCCGTTCACGATGAACGCCGGGTGGGTTTCGGTGCTCTGGGCGGACAGCACATCGCACAGGCGGAACTTCGGGATAAACACATGGATGGACGGCATTTCCTTGTCGTCAAAGAGCAGGTCATTGGTGGGGAATGCAGTCTGCACCGCAAGGCGGGTAGCATCAAAGTTAGTTGCCATAGTCTTTTCCTCCCTTACAGAATGTCAAAATCTTCGATAGACCACAGGCGCAGGGTCACGTCGTCGGTGTTCAGCGGCTTGGCCTTGCGCTCGATGTGGGTCTTGTGGGCGGTATCTTCCGCCGTGGTGTCCTCTGCTGCTTCGGTTTCACCCTCCACAGCTTCGGTCATGGTAGCGTTTTCGGCTTCGCCCTCAACCTCCACGTCCTCATACTCGATTGCGGGGATTTCTACCTCTGCGACATAGAATCGGCTGTCGCTGCCGTCGATCAGCAGATTGCCCTCGGCATCGCCGGTGATGGTCTTGGTCACAGGGTAGTCACGCTGGTACTTGGCAAGGTTCATGGTCAGAGTGCCGTCTGCGAAGTCCAGCTTCGTGCCGCGCAGCTCATACTCAACCTTTCTGCCCTCGTTCAGTTCGATAACATTCATCAGTTCATACCTCCCGTTACTCTCACAACGACCACGACGGTCTGAGCAGAGCCGTCATGTTTCAGCTTGAAACCGTTGGTCAGCTTACCGGACACGGTAATGTCCCCCAGCCGCCCGCCGGTGTAGCTCTTAACGTACACGTCCACGCCATAGTTGGCATTCTTTCGGGTCTTTGCCAGTCCCACGCTGACCTCGTTGATCCCGAACGGCCACTTGCTGCCGTTTTTCAGCGTCACCTCTTTGACTTCTGCCGCCACCTCCGGTTCCAGCGCAGACAAGCGGCTGTTCTGCTGCGTGTCGGTGTTCTTCATGCTGGCAATGTCCGTAGTGTGACTGCCGGTGGTCTTTTCCAGTGCGGCCAGCCGGGTGTCCTGCTGGCCGTTCAGGGTCTTGATGCTGGCAATGTCGGTGTCGTGGCTGTTGCTGGACGTTTCCAGCACACCCAGACGACGACCGAACCAGAGCAGCATAATGTGGATGATGTTCGCCGCCATGTTGGAATCAGAGATACCAACCTCCATACGGTTGAACTGATCCTGTTCCAGCAATGTACCCTGCTGGATAACCTTGCCGTCCTGATCCTCAACATGGTTGCGCCAAAAGGTTCTCTTAAACATCAGCATTTTCTTCTATCCCTCCTTGCTCAGAAAGTCTTTTCCAGTTCTGCGTTTGCTTCCGCCAGCCGCAGCACTTCGGGTTCGACCTCGATCAGCGGGAACGTAAACCGCAGCAGACCGGCGTTGATGCTGTCGCGGGACAGGCTCACGCTCTGGCTCCCGGCCAGCACACCGTTGTTGTCGTAGACGCGCACACCGGTGATCGTGTCCTTTGCACCGGAACTCGGTGCATTGACATAAACCACCACGGCAGTCCCGGCAATCTCCTTGCTGTTGATCTCGCCGTCAACCCAAGTGCTCTTGTTGAGCTGGTACTGGAAGCGAGTGACCGCCCGCAGCAGTTCAGCGCGGCGGTTATTCAGAAAATTATCCGTAAAAAAAGCCATCCTCTTTCTCCTTTCTCTGCAAAAGAAAAAGCCCTTGCGGGCTGTTGCAGCTTGTTACAGGTAGGTCTTGCCGCAGACACGCGGCGTGATCTTGAACGCTTCGACTTTCACCTGACCGCCCGCCGTGGCCGCTGCGCTGGTTCCCAGCGTTGCCGCGATCGGCTTTGTGCCGGTGGTCGAATCGCCCGCTTCTCCCGGACTTCCGGTGAATGCTTCCACTCTGGTTTCAGAGTAAAGCGGCATATTGGCGGTGTAGCCCTTTGTGCTGGTAACGGGCAGGTTGCCGGTCACGCCGCTACCGGTTTCCGCCGGGGTGATGGAGTAGCCATCCACCGCCGGGGTGGTTTGCAGCTCTTGTCCTGCGCTCCAACCTTTCGTCGCCACCTCCGGGATTGTGCCGGTGATTTTCGGGAACGCAAGGAACACTCCAGTGTTCGCCGCTGCGTCCAGCTCTGCGCCGGTCGAGTAGCCCAGTTGGGCGGGCTTCCAGTATGTTCCGCAGTACGGAATACCGCACTCCGGCACTTTGTAAGCCATGCACTCCACCGTCACGCCAACGCCGATGCTGTGCCGCACCATGTAGCTGATCTGTTCAAGGTGAGCAGACAGGCGTTTGGTGTAGCCCAGCAAGTCCTCCATTTCCCGGATGGTGTGATACTGCGCCGCCGCTTCCGTAATGTTGACGTTCAGCCGCCAGAAGCCCGGAGTGCCGCCGTAGTCGAACCACTCTTCTACCTCGGAATCAGGGTACACGGCACTTGCCTGTTCCCGGACGGCCTTGACCGTACCGGCGTACCGCTGAATCTCAATCGCCGTTCGGACGATTCTCCGCTTCGTTTCCACGTCGGCGGTGGAGTCGTACCACTCGATTTTGAGGTAAACGGCCATCTGATCCAGCACACCCTCGTCGCAGGTGTCCACTTCGGAGAACGTCATGCCGGTGTCGAGATATTCAAACATCCGGTCTTGCAATTCTCCGTAGACAGCGGACAGGACTTGCGCCCACGGCTGTTCTGCAACAATCCGCGGCAGGCCGTCCGTGATCCTTGCGTCCCGCAGGTTAATCATCCTCGATACCTCCGTAGATGATCGTCGGCGTTCCACTCAGTTTCGGAATCTGCACAACGGCTTTCCCCGAATCCATGCCGTTCTCGATCACCTTATCGACCGGCTGGCGCAGCTCCACTCGCTTCACGCCAGCGGCCCGTAGGCGGGCGATCAGCTCCATCGGGTTAATGTCCCGGCCAATGGAACGCTGCCACTCCTGAAATTCCTCCACCGCTTTTGCCACGCTCTCCTGAACGATGCTTGCGCCTTTGGAATTTCCAGAGCCGATGTAATAGGTGAAGTCGATGGAATATTCCACCTCTTCCGGTGCTTTGCAGATTACGCGGTCTGTCATAGGGCGGCGGGCTTCGTTCATCAGATACGTTTGCATTTCGCTCATATCCTTTTCGCTCGGCATCTTGCCGCCGGTCAGCATGAAGAAAATGTACACCGTGCAGGCCACGTCCCGCGGGCTGACAGCGATTGCGCTCTCTACGTCCGACCGAAACGACATAGCCCAGAACTCGTAAGCGTCCTTTGGGCCAGCGCAGGAGTAGGTCGTGGGAGAAAGCCAGATTCTACGGGTCAGGCTGTCGTCGCTCTCCACGTCTGCGCCGCCGCTGCTGGTGTCGGTGTTCTCCACCGCCGCCACATACGGAATGGCATCAACCAGTGTATCAACAACACCGGGCGGAATGTCGTTGCCGCCCGCGCCTACCACTTCGGCCTGTGCCAGCACATCCACATAGGTCTTGCCAATGTCGATCTGTGCATAGTCCATTGTGGCAAAATAAACACCCGCGGCAGTTCTGACGCGGGTTCCTTGCGGGATCATGGCAACGGTTTTCTGAACGGCAGACAGCGTAAAGCGAACCGTCACCGTTGCATAGGTTGCCGGGGTGCGCTTCACGCCAAACGGCAATCCCATGTTGTCCAGCTCTGCGCCGGTCGCTGTTTTCAGCAGCGCACAGCGGGTGCGCTTCTCCGCAATCTGAATCATCATGTAGTACAGCTCCGTCATGCTTTTCAGGGTAAGCATAATCGGGTCTGCTTTGTTCAGGGGCGGGGCCGTACCGTTCACGGCCTTATAGTTCCGGGTATAGATTTCCGTCACCAGATTGCTTACATCCTGCAACGTAAGGTTTCCGGTAACGCTGTACTCCGGTATATCGGCAAACTCGGCAATGTTAGACAATCTGTACCACCACCTTTGGCCGGATGCGTCCTTGCTGGCTGTGGCTCGTTTCATACTCCACTTCCAGCACTTCCGCCCGCGGCTCGTACTTCTTTGTTTTGCGAATGATCTCTGCCGTGAGCATCGCCTGTGCAGCTTCGGCGGGCAAACTCAAACATTCCATGTTCAAGCCAAACTCCCGGTCAAGGGCTTGTTCTCCCTCTTTGCTGCCATAGAGTGTCAGCAGACAGTTGTAAATATCCAGTTCTTCGGTTTTGCCAGACGGCTCAATCTCAACGTCGAAGCCGCCAAGCGTCATAGTTTCCATATCGTCGCTCACGGTGCGTATTCCTCCAACGTCAAAGTAACCTTACCGTCTTTCAGTCCCCAGAAACGATGCACCGCACCCCATCCCGTCGTCACCTTTGTCAACTTGAACGGATTCTGCGACATAGGTTTGTTGTTCAGGATGAAGTAGTCAATCGTTCCAGCTTCACAGTGTTTCATGAGTGCGTCAAAGATTTTGCGCGGGTTCACGCCCAGCTTTGAAACCAACTGGATTTCAAACTGGTACGACTTCAAACCCGGTCCCGTGTACTCGCTCTTGTCTTTGCCGCCGATTACACTGTGCGTGGCCCAGTTGCTTGATGTACTTCCGGTGATATTGGCAGGTGTCAAGACACGCCAACTTGATACCGTAAATATCAGTCCCGCATAGCATCCAATGCTTCCCCATGCCATAGGATCACCCCCCTTACGGTGTCGGAGTTCCGGTTTCGCCAGCAACAACATACGGGCCAGCCGTGGCCGCACCAGAATGAGTGTGCTTGTGGTTTACCAGAGAAATGCCGTTGATCTTGCAATCGCCGGAGCCGCCAGAGATATTCACGGTCGATCCCTTGATGTTCACCGTCGTTCCGTTGAGGTTCAGCGTAACGCCCTTGATCTCAACCGTTCCGTTCTGACACACCTTTACGGTGGAACTTCCCACCTTGAAAGTCATGTCACCCTTGACGGTGTACTCCACGTTCTTCCCAACGGTTTCTTTCACATTGCCGTCGATGGTTTCCGTGTAGTCGCCGGTGTCGCCGTCGTACTGCTCAAATGCTTTTCCCTGCTCGTCGTTGTAGTCGTGCCGGTAGCGGCCTTTCTTGCCCTCGACGGGCTTGTTGTCCTCATTCCAGATCGTGCCGATGCACGTTCCCATTTCCTGACTGTCGGAGTTGTGGAGGACGCAGACCAGCTTGCCTACGACCGGCATCCGGTACATGGCATTGGAAACCATGCAGATTTCATCCGTGACCGAATCGGCGCGATCCTCGTATGTAACCTCAATGGTTCCGTCCTCGTAGTTCACCTTGGACACAGAGCCAATTCGGATAACGCTGCTCATGCTGTTACCCTCCCACTCTGCTTGCAGAAACTTTCGTCACCAGACCGGAAGATTTGTTCAGCGTGTGGCTCACGGTGTCCATGTAATACTTCCCGTTCAGTTTCCCTAGTCCCTTTATATTGATGCACATGGTCGAACACAGACTCAGGTTTCCCATCGTCGAAAAAGAAATGGTCGTGGCCGAATGGTTCTTGTTGTCGATGGCCGCTTGAAGCTGCCTTTTTGCGTCCGCTTCGCTGGACGCATACTGGTTCAGTTTCAGCATCCTGTCGGCAGTACCGATTGTGACCTTGATGTTTACTTTCTTTTTTTGGTTCGAGTAGGTGAACTCTCCGCCGGTGTACGTCCCGGAAAGCGTTGTGTTCCAGCTCAAAGAGTTAGGCACAATGTCCGCCGGGGTAAAGGTTGCTACTGCATCCTTTTTCTTGTACTGCTCACGATCAAAAATCCAGATTTTGCTCCGGTAGGTTTTGAGGATCAGGCCATAGGTGCTGCAAAGTTTTTGCAGGAACGAACTATCCGTGTCGTCCTGCTCTTTCAACGCAATGTCCACGTCCTCGGCATCCATGCTGCACCCCAGCCCGTACCGGTCGGCAATGGTCTGAGCGATGCGCTTGATGGAGGTCTTTTTCCAGACGCACTCTTGGTTTTTTTCGTGAAAGCTCGTTCCGTTCGGACGGGCCACCGCGCCGATGGTCAGCACACACGGCCCAGCGGAATAGCTGAGATCGTCCACCACCAGCGTCCCGCAGTCAAGCGGGGTGCTGTCACCCTGCACGATCCAGTTTTTCGTGCAGAGTGTCGGGTGTAGCACAGCTTCCTTATCCGGCAACCACGAGTTGATCCACTTATCATCCACCGCGTTTACCTTGATGGAAATGCTGTCGCTCGAATCTGCTCCCCGGTCGTTATAGGTGAAGCTCTCCACATCCCCGGAAATGTCCCCGGAAATATCGGTGTCGTTGTACTCCAATTTCAGGATCGTTTTTCTGGGCTGAATCGCAATCATATATATCACCACCTACCTTTTCCACGGCGGCAGGTTATCGTTTGCCGCCACCTCTTCTTCAATGTCCGGCGTGACTAGCTCAACGCCGGAATCGAATCTGTAAATCTCGATGTACTCCCGGTTTGCGGCCATCAGCACATCGGCTTTCAGCTCGTCACCGTAGACGGATTTCGCAATGCCGTCCCAAGTGTCGCCGCTCTTTGTCGTGTACGCCATCAGGCCACCCCCTTACGAAGCATATTTGACACGGCCCTGTTCACGCTCTTCTTCACGCATTTCCT